GGTTTGCCTTCCTTCACTTCACCCGTTGGGCCTTTAACATGATCAGGCGTTGCGGTGTGCATCTTGGTTGATGCATAGCCACCAGCCTTAAGGCCTTTATGAGCCTTTGATGCAGGCATAGAAGCGTGCTTTTTGAGCTTGGCTTCAGTGCCCATCATCTTTTTCATTTCGGCTGCATGCTCGGCCTTACTTTCACCGCCTTCTTTCATCATGGGGCGAGCCATCTTACGGCGCATGGCAAGTGATGGGCGTGCAGGTGCGCGGCCAGGCAAAGTGCCCTGACCCATCTGCATGCGGGTGGGAGCGGGGCCTTCAGCAAGCCCTGTCATCACACCGCCGTTCATCATCTTGTGGCCATCTTTGGCCTTGCCTTTCATGGACACATGACCACCTTTCTTGAGCTTCAGTTCAACTGAAGGCTCGGTGGTATACATCTTCACCATTGGCTTGAATTGGCCCATGATTACCGCTCCTTGGCTACATAAACGTAGTCCACCGTCATGGTTTTGGCTGCTGCCTCGCCATTCTGGATTGCGATGGTGACAGTCATATCTTCATCGTCTGGCAGGTTCGTCGTTACCGAAGAGCCTGTGTAAGTGCCATTGACAAAGTATTGAACTGCCGAAGCGCCGTCATAGTAAAAGCCAAGACGGATGAAAGTGTCGTTAGCCATCGTAGCAATAGCGCTGGCAGTCGTTGCCGTGTTGTTTTTCTCAACAAGGAAGTCAACTGTTGCGGCGCCATCAGCCTTAATGAAGAACACACCATCGGTCACATCAAGCGGGGTCGTGTCAGTGATTTGAAGGCCAATCACTACATCCGATTGCGTGGCATCGCTGACCTTGAAGCGTGCTTCAAAGAACAGGGGCTTGCCGCTGGCAAAACGGAATGACTCGCCAACCTTTTGCAAGGAGACTAAATCATTGTCAGCAGCCGTATTGGTCAATAGCAATAAGCCGCCATCGCCGTCGGTAAGCGCTTGCGTTGCTCCTGCTTGCGTTTCCGTTACGGTCCAATTCGCTGCCGTGTAGTAATCGAAGTCCTCAAAGTAAGTGTGATAAAGCGTAGCTGCTGGCTGCCCTAATTCGGCAAACAGCGACTGCTCACTCACATTGGTGACCCCATTAGGAAACCGAGTCGTAGTCATACCTTAACTCCTATAAAGCGGGGGCCTAAGCCCCCTGGTTTCCTTAGACGCCTGGCGTACCGTACATGGCACGAGGATCAGTGAAGCCAACGTCATAACGCTCAGTTGCCTTGTAGCGCATGGTGTCGGTTTCAAAGTCACCTTCCATGGTCTTCTCCAAACGGCGACGCATCATCAGCTTCATGCCTTCAGGCGCATCGGTCTGGACCCACCATGCAGTTGCCGAGGTCAAACGCGACAGAACCGCAGCACCTTCATCGAGCAAGCCGATGGATTTGACTGGGTTGATGTCGTTGTTTGCTTGGCCAGCACGGAGAACCGACTTCAGGAGAACCTCTGCCTGGAAGATGTTGCCAGGAGCAACGACAAGCTGTCGTGGCACAAGGCGGATCTTCTTGCCGTTGTTGTCCACTGCCTGACGGATCTGGATGAGCATTTGCTCAAGCGAGGTCTGGCTGAGAACAGCGGCGTTGGTCAGCAGGTTGCTGAAGGAGCCGTTAACGATGGGGTGCGAAGCGCTATTCAGAGCTACGCCGTCGCCACCAGCATACTGACCGCCTGTGAAGGCGTTGTTCAGCACGTTGGCGCACAGGGTTTCTTTGGTCTCAACCAAAGACTGTGCAAGGTGACGAGCATAGACTGAACCGATGCGGATATGGTCGCCGTCTTCAACAAGCACTTTGGTCAGCGCAAAGGCCAAACCATAGACTGCATACACATAGCGCTTGAGGAAGAGTACGCCACCCTGCTGATAGGTTACGGGGCTGCCGTCAGGAAGCAACGGTGCCAAACCGAAACCGTACAGGACCGGCTCTTCGTGGTAGTTACGGGGAATGCCGTCCTGCTCGCGGAATACACGACTCCACTCATCGGCACGTTGATCATAGACTCCGTCAAAACACTCGTTGAGGATTGGCTCAACAATCGAACGAAAGTCTGTACTGCGCATTGGGGCTGCCATGATCTAGCCCTCCTTACACTTTAATGGTTACGGGGTAAACCACAGCCGTAGCGCCAGTATCGTAGGTTCCGTTGTACTGGAACTTAGCGATTTGCACACGGACGATGGTAAACGCGTCACCCCAAGCATTGCCGGGGTACGGAGCCAAATCAATCACACGCAAGACTTTGCTGGTGTTGACAGAAGCTGCAGTCGTATCCATTAAAGACTGCGACAGGCCAGTGGTCGAAGAGCCTGCATAAGGACTGGTGATGTCAAACTCTTGGCCGATTGCTGTTTGAGCAATAGAGCCATTAGCCTGAATCTCATAAACGACTTGAGGATCAGTCCAGATATAGGCAATCAACGATCCAGCCTGGTAAGCCGTGTTGGCAGGCCAGTAGTTGGAAACGCGACGGCGACCAGTTGTATCGGTCCACTCTACGCCATCAAAGACGCCGTAGATTGCATCGGTACCTGCTGCGCGAACGATATACCCAGTATTTGCGGTATCAAGTTTGACAGCCTGGCCTTTAAGTAAGTCTTGGGCATACCCAGACTCAATGATATTGGCAAGCCCCTGCGCACGGTCAAGACCGCTGGGGTGATACGCAGGGCGCAAGCCAAATGGTGCGGATGTTGCAGACATTTGGTAACTCCAGGTTAACCCTCGAAAGTCGGGGGTCGGTTAATGGATTGTTTTCCAACACTGCTAAAGCCTTCGCCTTCCGTCTTCAGGAGTCGATGTCCTGAACTGTCAACACCCTGCTGTAGCTCTTCCATACGCTCCATGATCGCTTGGGTTGCTTCCATTGGCTTTTGGTAATGGAAGTGCGTCATGACCTTCTGGTAGAGATCCATGGGGATCTTGAACAGCAACATCTCATTGCAGGAGATGTGGCCCACATGCTCGCCAGCTTTTACACGGTAATTATCGTACCCAGGTAACTCATCTGCAAGCACAGGAACGTACCCAAGGCGAATCCGTTTATCAATGGTGTCGTAGCTATTGGTGGTGGAAAGCCAGCACAAATGCCATCCAGGTATATCTGGGACTTTTGGCAGCGCGGTTTGTGTCCACTCGTCACTCCACATTTGGTCAATGTCCTGTGTACTAGCGAACGATTCTTCTGCTGGCAAGCGCGAGTGATCTTCGCTTGCGCGAGTATGACGGCCACCAGCAGTAAGAGATTTTTTAAGGCGTGATTCCATGACTAGCTCCTTGGGTTCTGTGATTTCTGTTCAGCGTAACGCTTGATCATGCTCATCCGTTTTTTGGGGTCGTCCCAAAAGCCGGCATCCTTCATGGCTTTAACCTGATCAGGGGTTAGCATGAAGGTTTGGCGTCCACCTGCTGACGCTGCATTCTCACGGCCAGAACTTGTCACAGCACTCCTGGGTCTACGTCGAGGAGAATCATCCTCATAGTCGTCATTGTACTGATGCGGGATGTATTTCCGCAAGCGGTTGTCCATCTCGTCCCAATACTCTCGAGTTGCGGGATTCCAACCCTCAGCATTAAGCTGCTCATCAATCTGTTTAGCAATCTTGCTATCCATATCTTTGCGCTCAGGGTCGAACCATGGGTTGCGTTGCATCCAGTTAGCGATTTGCTTTTGAACGCTTGCATCGGGGATGTTTGCCTTTTGCTGTGGCTGAACTGCCTTTTGCTTGAAGTTCTTAAGAGCTTCAAGTTTTTGGCGCTCATCAAGCAGCATTTCATTGGCTTGGGCAGCGGCTTCGCCATCTTGTGCTTGCACAGCCTCAGCCAACTTCATCTTGGCATATCGCACACGAAGTTCGCCATCTTGCATGGCCTTGTCGATTTGTGCGAGATCGTTGGCGTGAGTGCGTTGCTCAACGACTGCTAAGCGCTCCATCAACTCTTGGTTTTGGCGCTGCAGCAATTGCAGGCGCTCATCCTTCTCGGCCTGTGTCTTGCGGACTAAGTCCTTCTTCGCACGCCTACGCTCGCGCCGGGCAGCCCGTAAGGAATCGAGTTCGTCAGCGTTAGGGGGATCATCATCGCCAGGAACATCGCTGCTTTCAGTCTTGTCGCTTTGGTCATCGTCCGCCGCAACTTGAACCGAATCAGGAAGTTCAACGGTGACCGAGCCATCCGCTTCCTCCTTGATCGGAATATTTTCTTCATGTTCGTTGCTCATAGGAAGGCTCGCGTCTCAAGGGGGTTGCCCGTGATCTTGGCGATAACCTCATGATCATTAACGATCATAAAGAGCGCCGGATCTTCGTTTTGATCTTCGCCAGGCACCCTTACTTCCCAGCGATCGCCACCCCATTTGGGTACGCGGATAAAGTCACCGACCTTGCACCAAGAGCCTTCAGGCCACTGCTGCATCGTGTCACGGTGACAAAACGCAAGAGGTCCAACCTCGATAACCTTGGCCACCTGCGTGTTCCACTTTTCTGTCTCTTTGGTTTCTTCAACCAACAAAATACCCGCCTTAGTGGTTTTCTTCTTGGAGCGACGGATCTGTACCATCACACGACCACCAAGAGGTTTCGCACCAGGATCTACGCTCGGAAATGCCCAAGCCATCTCAGCTTCGTTAGAAGCTACTGGTTCATTCATCTTCATCTTCATCCTTCAAAATTGATTCAATCATCCGGAGTGCTTCAGTCAGCCCCAGATTGATTCCGACCGTGCGTTGATACGCCTCCCATGTCGCAGCATTGCCTGCTGCAAGAGAACCGCTTATTTCAGCTTGGCGCATCTTGATGTCACGGATTAAGTCCGCTATAGGGTTCATTTTTTCTTGGTTGGCAGTGCGCCTCCTTTGGTCTTGGGTTGTTGGGTTTGGCCTTTAGACTGCAGGCTTGTACCGTCAAGGTTTGCGCCCATGGCAATACGCTTGTGATAGGGCACGGCTTCTTGGTCTTTCAGGTTGTTACTGGATGGTTGGGCCACGATTAGCTCCTAGGTTTCGTTGGGCTTCGTTTTGAAGCCGGATAGCAGTCTCATACTGCTCTGCCTGCAATTGCTCATCCTTCTGGGTGAGTTGTGCAGTTGCTATGCGCTCCTTCGTGAGGTTGTTTGTGGCATTAAGCGCCACATCCAACTGATCACGCTGGGCTGCGCGTTGTTGGTCGCCCTGCAAACGGGCCATGTCAATCTGGCCACGTTGCTGCATGTCGGCACCTTTAAGTTGCATCTCAGCCTGGTCACGTTGAGCGCGGCGCTGAGTCTCTGCCAGGCTGGTTTCCTTGAGCACTTGCGCTTCAGGCGGTAACTGAGGCTGTGGCGTAAGCTGCTGCATGGCCTGCATCAATTGCTGAAGCTTTGGCACGACTTGATTGAATGCGGCCTGGCTGTCTTGCATGACATGGCGTGATGCAATGGCAAAGGTCTTGTCAATCTCTGCAGTCAGTTGCTTGTTCTCATAGTCGCTCTCGGCCATGGGTTCGCCACGGGCCTTGCTTAGGTAGCCATTCATGCGGCCAAGATACCAAAGGACCATGTGCTGCTTGATGTGCTCAAGGACTCGAGGCAGATAGAACGATGCCATGATGGGGTTTTGGCCAAAGGCAGGGTCTAGTGCGAAGTCTAGGTGCGCTTGCAGGTGTGCTAACTGGTCTTGGTGCGGATAAGCGTAGGCATTCTGACCTAATGCCATGGCTACGTTCTCATCAGCAGCCGTTCTTTCTTCAGGAGCCGGTGTGCCTTTGAGCAATTCATTGATGCCAGGGATCTTTAGCTGCTTTAAGAGGCGCTCTTCAACGGCGCGACGGTCATAAAGGTCTGGTGCCTTGTCTGATCGTGCCAAAACCGCTTGAATCTGCGCCATGCGCTGCGTTTCAGAGAAGATGTGCGGGTCAGACACCGGCACAACGTCTCCCATGCGTGAAAAGTCGCCTGGCTGGACCTCAAGATCGACTACTTGCTCACCGCGGCGCATGTCTTGCATGTACCAGCGGTTAAGGCGCTGCAAAATCTTCAATACACGGCCTTGTGAGGCGTGTAAACGAGCGTGGATAGCAGAAAAGACAGCGGCACCCTGCTCAATCAGTGCTTGTGTGGTGCCTACAGGGGCCTGGGAATTGATGTCAGCGATCTTTTCTTCTGCCGTCGTCACAACACCCTTGGCAGCCTTGTCTAAAAAGCCTAAAAGCTCAAATAACACAGGGCTGGGTGGGTTAAACGGCATCGGCATCGCAATCTTGCGGATGTCATCAACGCCTGGCGCACCTTCAATCTCAACAACTTGAGTTACATCAGCCTGTACAGACTGGCCAGAGATCTTTGCGCCCTTCAGTTTGAGCGTTGCCGGCGCATTATTGATGTGCGCAGAGTCTAAAAGCGCCCGTAAGGAGCCTGTAAGGGCTGCTGCCAGGCCTCCGATAAGGTGCGGCATCCCGATGGCGTAAGCACCACGCCATGGAATGAACTTAAATTCGACGACCCAGTCCAATTTGGTCATCGTTTCATCGCCCTCTTCCCAGTTTCGGTACAAACCGACCACTTCACGGTCGATTTCATCAACCATCAGGATGTAGGGCGCCATCTCACCTTTGGCATAGCTGTCATCTTCAAGCTCAAGCCAGGTGTAAATGTGGAAAACACGGCGCATGCCGTCAATATTCTCGTCTGCCTTGCGGCCTTCGATCTTGTTGTTGGCCTTTTCTGGCCGTGTTGGCTCCGGCTCCATGGAAACGCGAGTCAGGCTGATGTCTCGATACAGGCCTGCAGCGATGCGTTGCTCAAATTCCCAGCCGGTAATGTCATGAATCTCTGCTGCACGTTGTGCGGTGTAGAAATTCGTTGCGGCAAACGGGATCAAAACCTTATCAATGGGCAGAAATTCAGCCACAGGACGCAGTTTTTTGTCATCCCAGTACATCTTGAGGTACTGAGAGCCGCCCAAAGGCAGTTGCGTGAGCATTTGCTCTTGCTCATCGCGGAACTCTTCGATCTGCTCAGTAAGCTGCCAGTTCATCCAGTCGCGCTTACGCTCAGCACGTTTGACTTTTTCCTCGTCATTCTCGCCAAGGATCTTGGTTTTGACTGGGCCATCAGGCGGGAAAAGCTCTTTAATGGCACGGCTTGCAAAATCCACACAGGCTTCTGCCATGACAGGGTGCACTACTTTGCTGGCACCAAAGAATGTAGCGCCACCAGGGGCGTCTTTGCCCATACCAGTGCGCTTTAATCCCTCTTCGTATTGCTTGTCGCGGTCTTCTCGAGCCTGCTTATCCTTCTCTAGCAGGTCAAGATACTTAACAGCCATGCTGTCAAGCGTAAAGGGATCGATGACCTCAGCTAGGTTTTCATAAAAGTCTGGGTCTTCAAGTGGTCCCTTGGTGTCTTCCATGCGGACAACAGCAGAGCCATCAGGAAGCTCTTCAATTTCTGCATCTTCATCGGGCAACTCGGCTGACAGATCAGAAACGGGCACCTCATCATCGGCCATACCGCTAATGAAGCGGCCATAGTCCTGCTCAATGGGCATCTCAGGCATAGCGTTTATTCCTCATGAGTTCGAGCAGCATGGCGTCCAGGTTGTTGGACACATGCACTCGGCCACCTGCAGCTTTGGCAAGTGGTTTTTTGCCGCCAGGTTTTTTTACTGCTTGGCTGGAAGCTTCTTCACGGACCCTGTCAGATACAGCTCTTTGAAGCTTTTGTTGGTTCTTTCCCCGAGTATTTGATTCCTCAGAAATTGAGCCACTTTGCTGTTCTCTCCGTGGCGCTTGATAGCTATCTCCAGTTGCTCTTGCAAGGTAGTCATCGTAATCGCCCCTAAAAAATACCTTCGTATCAAAATGCGTCAATCTTGCATCTGAAACATTACCACTATTGGCCATGTCTTCAATGATTTGCATGTAAATTTCTCGACGCTGTTGCATGATAGCTGCAGCATTTGCCGCATCGAATTCATCGTCAAATTCAGGTATGTACTGGAAGGTAATGCCACTTGATCCTGGCTCTGGCCGCAAGTCTTCCGCAAAGGGCCTGAAGGTTTTGTTTTGCATCGCCTGCGTAGTGACGCGCAAGTTGGGCCTGTTTTCCATTCGCATATCACTGATGTAAGTGAACCCATCAACGCCATAGCTACGCAGCTTTTGTGTGACGAGCGCCATGTCTGCAGGCGACAGCTTTTGCTTAAAGTAAATTTCGACGCCAGGCCTAGCGTTTGGAGCATCAATTGGCACGGCCTTTGACATGAACACAGCATCTTGATCGTAATACTTACCCTGCTCTACAAGGCGTCGCTCGAGTGGTAATGGGTTAAAGTCGGACCTTGTGATGAACTCAGCATTGAGCGCACGCTCGGTATCACCCATGAATGAGCCAAGCGTTGATGTCAGGTTGTAAGTAATGACACCAGGGTCATCACGCACAACATCATCAAACTCAGATGCCAACTCAGCCTGGCCATAGTCCGACATTGGCTTGTTGGGGCGCTCGCCTGATACGCCTAAGCGATAGCGATCAACATCAGCTTTAAGGTTTTTAAGTTGCTCGGCCTTGTTGGCCTTGTCTGTTTCAAAAGCGATACGCTCTTTCTCGAGGCGCTTGGCATAATCCTCTGGCTTTTCCTCTTTACGCTGTGGATACTTTGATGGTGAGAATGATTTGTTGATATCTCTGCGCAATGATTTGACTTTTTCAGAATCGGGCGCTCCAGCAAAGGACATTTCGTAGTCAAGCGAGCCTCCTTCACCTGCCTTGCTCGTCCATTTGTTTTTAGTCCAAAGTTCTTTTTCAATGAACCAGGCAATGGCCTGCAGGTCATCAGGGCCAACATCACCGATAATTGGGTCATAGGCTTTAAGCAATCCTGCGTTATTAAGCTCTTGCGCAGCTTTACGGAACACATCCTGGCCAAATCCAAACTCTCCGCTGATATTGGGCTGATAAAGCGTCGAGCCAACCTTGTGTAAGCCAGCGACGCCCTTTTCAGCAGGTGGTGCAATGCGTGGCAAGTCAGCCAGGCGACGCAACATGCGTGCAGCCCAAACATCAATCGTTGCCTCGTTAGTCAGCCCGATCAGGTTACCCGTAAAGTTAGGTGTCTTGGGTGAATCTCCTGCCTTGATAGCTCGGAACATATCAAGCAGCGCACCCATTGACGCTGGGCTGTTGGCGTTGAATAGCTGGCCACTTGCTTTAGTAATCAATGGGAATTCATTGTTGCGGTACATCTGCGTAAGCACTTTGCCCTCAACGGTCTCATTGCCACGCACACGCTTGTCATAAGCTAAAAGCTCGCGATCATAATCACCTCGAGAAAACCGTCGCAGAATTTCAATCGCGTTGTCAAAGTTTTGTTCTACGCCCGTTTGCGCTGAAGTTGTGCCCAATACATCAGCAAAGACATCGCCAATGCCACCAAACTCGCCGCGCAGGCGATCGCGCATAGATCGATACCAAGAGGCCTCTTGCAGGATATTGATGGCGTCTTGATCGCCAGCCTTGGCTCGCTCTAAGACTTGCTCAACCTCGTCAGTAATCCTGGCTGCAAGCATTTCCTCCCAAGCTTCTTTGGGCATACCCTCAGGAGGGATGTGAAATGCGTAAGGTGTCTTGGCAGCCTCAACCTCGGTCATCGGCAGGCCTGTCTGACGGTTGATGATGGGCTTGCCACGCTTATCTACTTTGACTTCGCCCTTAATAATGTTCAGTGGTGCCCAACCTTCTTCAGGCGCGAAGTCTCGATGCAGACTTTCAATTTGATCAAGCATTGATCGCTGCGCTTCAGGGTTACGCTTAGCGGCTAGGTTAACGGCCTCTAGCTCCTGAGGCGAAATGTTCACGATGCGCAAGCTTTCAGGCTGGACATCAACAAGTTCTGCAGGGTCCATTACCTGAACCTGATTGCCATTCTCATCAAGCTTAAAGACGCGCTGGCCTGAGTTAAGCGCAGTCTCAGCGCGCTCGACGCTGGCAGGCGCTTGGCCACGCACTGCTATTAGTTGCGCATCATCCTTGATGCGGCCTGTGAAGGGCTGCGCCTCAGCAGTGCTAGCAGGCGCCTCTGGCAGCTTAGGCGTCTCTGGCAGGATGCCCATGCGCAGTTGCATGGCGTCGGTGCCTGGTACGCCCTTCATGGCCATCTCTTCGACCATCTCGGCTGCAGTCTTGGCAAATGGCTTGACAGCCTGTGTGCCAGCCTCAAGCCCTCGCATGACGCTTGGCTTGACTGCTCGAGCGCCAGCCTCGAGGCCACGCAAAATGCCTGGGTCGAGCAAGTTGGCAGGATCGCCGATTGCTTGGCCAGCAAGCTGTTGGAATATATCGCCGCGGCGCTCAAACGCGGTCGGCACTGTCATCTCAGGTGGGGCCGCTGGTGGGCGCTCTTGCTCGAATGGCCTTCCAAGTGCGGTAACCATGGCTTGGTTGACGGGCACTGAGGCTTCGCCGTAAGCGCGAGCTAAATCGCCTAAGATGCCACCCGTCATTGCCGTTTGCTTGGCTTCTGATATGACGGGCATGACACGGCGCTCAAACGCACCCTTTAAGTCAGCCATGCTAGGCAAGCCTGGCCTGGTGGGAGGCGGTCCTGGCAGGCTCGTGTCAAGTGACGTTTGCTGCCTTGCTAGCTCTTCAGCGCGACGGCGTGCAATCTCTTGCCGCATAAGCTCTTGCTGGGCTGCTCTGCGTGCCATCGGGTTAGCAGGCTGATAAAACTGGTCGAGGGGGCTTCCACCGTCTTGCATGGGAACGCCGTACAAGGTTTCAAGCAGCTTCTTGGGATTGGGCATCATCGGCCTCCGTTTGCGCGGGATGATAACTTGCCGGAGGCTTTAGGCATAGCCTCCCCAGGGGTGGAAGCCAACCACCCTCGCCCACAAGGCGCATTTGATGTGCCTGCCAGCGTAGCCATGAGCCAGCGATTCCTTCCATGCTCTTGCTGTCTACCACCCTGATCAAGAGCGTGTTGCCCGATACCTCGCTGAGAGTTCGGACGGCGTGCAGCAGGGGTGATTGCTAGCCGGTGTTTAACTCCGAGCAGCCCATGCAGGCTCACTGCTATCGTGCGGAGTACGGCCCGTGCATAAACAAAAAAAGCCGTTTGGTCTGCATCCTGGTGGAAGTCCCTTGTTGTGGTGTCACAAGGGCAGGACGCATACCAAACGACTCTATCTGCTTCCACACAGACATTGAGATTGTGTCCAAAGCCGTCCATGCTGTCAACTGGCATACGGATTCTCTTTGACGACACCAGCATCAATCAGGTCTTCAGGGTCGTAATCATCAGGCGGTAGCGGATCGATGTTGAGCCAGCTTGCATCCCTGAGGTATCTGAGTGCTTGCGAGAACGCGTCGCAGAAGTCATCGTGGTCGGTATTCGGGAAGCTGCAGATCTGCGTGACCATAGCCTCAGCCCAGTCTCTTACGTAACCTGATCGATTGCTGGACTCGGGCACATACACCCTTCCCGCTTTCACGATGTTGGCCACAATCGATAAGCGCTGGATTTTGTCAGCCCTGCCGGGGTTGTAGGCTCTCACCGGGATGTGAGCACGCTGTAAGTCTTGGATCAGCACAATGCCGGCGGCTTTGTCCTCAACGAGTACCAGGTCAACCTTCTTGGCGGTCTTGCCCTCACCGAAGATGATCTCGAACTCGTCAATGACCTTGGGCTTGAGGTCAGGGTACTGCAGCCGGTCTTGCCAGGCGTCGATGATCAATACGCACATGCCACCGTCCTGGGGCTTGAAGACGCCGAAAGTGATGCTTGCAGTGGGATCGTTGACCGTCTTCTCAGTGAAGGCGCAGTCATAGGACTGGACCACATACTCGAGCTTGGGCAGTTCTTTGCCTGCAGGCCAAAGCTTAAACCAATCCCGTTGGACGATACCCCCTTCCTCGGGGTCGATGATCTCGGCGTAGATCTCCTGGCGGCCAAGCTTGGTGCCCTCGTACTGCAGGATCTGGCGCTTGAAGTTCTCAGACAGGTTATCCAGGTTCGAGTAAGTGCTTGCAGTGGTGAGCACCACATCATCACCCTCGCGGCTGATCAGGTCGATGATCAGGTCCTTAGGCTTGGGTGTTGTCGTGCAGATCAGCCTGGTCTTCATGTCAGGCAGCTTTAAGCGCATACCAAACTGGATCTGGTCCCAGGCTTCCTGGATGTACTCCCAAGCTGCTAACTCATCGAGCCAACCCCCGTGGAATTGTGGACCGCGGAAGCGCTCAGGTTCACTGGCGGGGATGCCTTTGATCAGACTTCCGTTGGTAAGCTTGATCTCATGCAAGGCCTTGTTGTAATCAGCGATTAGGACCGCAGGAATCACGCTCAGGAGGCCTGAATCACCCTCGAAGCATGTACCCCTTACGTCAGAAGACGTTGGCGCCGCTACGAGCCATCTGGTGGCTTTGTAAGACTGTGCCCACCAGCCAATCTGCTCGGCTGCAGTTCGAGTCTTGCCGGCACCGCGGCCTGCTAACAGCAACCATATGGACCACCAATCCCCATGAGGAAGGATCTGGTGCTTGAGTGCTCGAGTGAGCCACATCATGCGCCAGGCCCAAGCAGCAGCCGCCTGTGGCTCTAGCCTGGTGTACTGCTCGCGGATCGCTGGATCTTTGAGCAGAACCTCTAGGTCACTTGTCCCCAAGCTGTCTCTTAGCCTCGAGGTTCTTAAGCATGGCATCGAAGATGCTGACGTCAGCCTGCACGGCTACGGGGTTGTCAGCGTCACCAGCGTGAGTCAAGCGCTCACCGTACTTCTTGGGGTTCCACTTGGCCAAAAGCTTGAGCCGCGTCTCGATCTGCAGCTTGCGGTGGCCAAGCTGGTCCTCCCTGGTAACCGTGATGCCATCTTCAGATTCAATCTGTTTGATCCCAAAATGTGGCGTGTCGGCTAGCTCAAGGCACTCCTCGGCCATCTTGTCGTAGCCAATCTCGCGTGCGCGTGCGATGGCTTTGGAAAGACCGACGCCTTTCGCACCCAAAGCATCATCTCGATACATCCAATCGTAGATTGTTTGCCATGCTGGCATATGCCCATCTCTGCATATTTGCCTTAATGGCTCAGCGTTACTTAAGCGCTCCACAATCTCTTGTGCGATCTCAGGGGTGTATTTGCTGGGGCGGCCTGTTTTCTTGGGCGCGGCCTGGGCTTTGGGTTTGGCGGGTTTAGGCATCACATCTTCCAGTGACATAAGATCCGCTGATGATAGGGTTTTGGTGGGCTGGTGGCAATTGATTGCGCAAAGCAATGTCTAACTGCTTGATTTTACTAC